AGGTGTTACATTACCACCCAATGCATACTTACGTTTTTTCATTTTGTTTCCTTGAGTCGTAAATTTGATACACCAATGGGGCCAGCACATAGCCAGCCCCAAAGTATATAGGTTTATTAAATAAGGTCACGCTGTGCAACAGCAGCCTCAGTCATTGCGGCTGAAACATCTGCAACTACTGCATATACCCGAAGACGCCCAGTAGCAGGTGCTGCACCAGCAATAGTAACGTCAATAGTATCAGCAGCGCCAACACATGCCAAAGCAGCAGCAGCAAACGTAGAAGCTGCGCCTGTATTGACAACGTTAGCTTCACCGTTAGTGCCTTTTGCAAGGTATGTACCAGCAGCAGCAGTCAAGTCAGCACCGTCAATAATGTCATCGCCACCAGCGAAGTCAATATCTGCAGTACAAGAAGTCGTGAAAGGTTTCATGATTTCTGCACCAGCAGCAACAATAACTGATTCGGCAGGGATTTCCAAAAGTTGGAAAACATCACCGTTTGCGCCAGAGTAACCAGCAGTAACCATTGCATCAATATCTAGGATTGCTTCAATGGTCCGTACAGTGTTACCAACATTGGTTGGAACAGCAAGAACGTTTGCCCCAACGCCAGCAGTATCACTGGAAGTCATGTCATAAGTAGCCATAATTTATTACTCCCTTAAGCTGCGTTATACTTGGCAGTAACGATTGCTTCAGGACGAAGAATCTTACGACCGTATAGATGCATACCACGAACAATGTCAGCAAAGCTGTCAGGGTCACGATATGTTTCTGTTTTATTGATCTGCTCCGCAGTTGCTACAGCAGAATCATGTCCAGCAACAATAACACCAAAGTTAGAGTTTTGGTTAGAAGCACCAGATGTTCCCGGTCCAGTACCTACCGCTGGCAGGTTAGACGAAGAATATACACGGAAGCCGTGGAAGTTATTGAGAACAAGACCATTACGGAGTCCACCTGATTCACCGAAATCTGCATTCATGAAGCGTGAATCTTCATCAGCAAGAATTTCCATAAATACTGGATCAACTACCAACCAACGTCCTTGAGTGTCAACTTGCTGTTGATCAAGCAAACGCTTCATACGTGCTACAACCATTGCTGGTGAAGCTGAAGCTGTTGGAAGTGCAGTAGCACCGGGCAAACGTGCCACAAGAGGAATAGAGTGGTCCCCTGCAGAGCCTGTTGTGATGTTACCGAAGTCACCTTTCTTCAGTTGCATAGAAGAAAGCAGTTCGTTAGAACCAGCAGTTGATACTGCTTTAGTACCGTTTACGGTAGTGTTCAGTGCATCAGCTTTGCTGTGCAAAGAAGACTGTTTGTAACCCGCCATGTAGCCAAGAACTTCTTGGTCATGTTGGTCAGCAAGACGATATGCAGCACGATTGGTTGCAAGGTCCATGAAGTTCACATGCGAATGTGCTTCTTCAATATCGTCCATTTTAAAAGCAAAGTAGTTAGCTTTGTCTACAACCAGAGAAAAGTCCTCGTCTTGCAAATCTTGTGCTGTGACATTTGTGCCACGCGCATATTCGCTTACAGAGATTTCTGGTTCTTTGATGATTTTAACGGTATCACCTTGGGCTGCAATTTCGCCAAAGTAGTCTGAGTTAGTGATATCGCCACATACAGTACTCTTGCGGAATGCAAGCTGTACTTTTTTTGAATAGATTACAGGGCTAAAATTACCGTTTGGTAAATTCCCATAACCTGTTGCTGTTGTAAAAGCCATAATGAATCCTCCATTGAATGTTTGGCTTAGGTTTAAGTAAGCTTAACACAAGTTGAAGAGGCTGCATTTTGAAGGGTGGCGTTATAATAACGGGCCTGTAAATTCAGGTAGGTCTTAACTAATATGTTGTGCTTAGTAGTAATTGAGAAGCAAGGTAGCTACAATAAAGTAGGGCTTGCTTCCCAAAGTAGTAATTCGTATGTATAGTTATACTTAGTAATCTTTTGTTGTCAAGCTTTTATTTACCTTGCACCCCCAGAAAGATCATAAATAAATTTACCTGACCGTTGTGCTTCCATAATAGCGTCTTGGTTTTCCTCAAACTCATGTATAGACATCTTGCTAATCATGGATTCAGTAAACGAAACATCAGTCTCAGCCTGTGTAGGCTTGGTTGTACGCTTGGTTACAACTGCAGATGCAGCAGCCTTAGATGACTTTTTGCGTGACTTAGTGTCTAAACCTTTATCTACCTTATAAAGATCAATGACCCGTACTACAGAGCGTGGGTCATCTTGATTCTCATACAAAGCATCCTGTACCCACTTAGGCTGTTCCCCTGCCCAATCGTGAAACTCATCGCTTTCCTTGAGATCATCAAAGTCACTGTGTGACTCACGAATAGCATCCATAGATTTACTACGGTTAGCCTCTGCAGACATTTCATCTATTTCACGTAGACGTTCCTCTGCAACGCTAAACTTCTCTTGTGCTTTCTTCTCAGCAATAGTCTCAACAATAGCTGCAACGTCAGGGTACTTGTCAGCCCACGCTTGAATGTCTTCATCACTCTTAGGTGGACGTACAATGCCTTGCTCTTTGGCGTTCTCTAGTTGAGCCTTGATAGCCTTTAGTTCTGCTGCAGTGTTGCTTTGGAGCTTGCGAATGTCATCATACCGTTTCTTGTATGTGCGTTCTTCCCCTGTGTCAGGCTCCTTAGCATCAACCTGTTGCTCTTTTGCAACACTTTCTGGTTCTGCTTGTTCTTCTGTTTTGTCTTCTTCTGCTTGAGGATCACTAAGTTTAGCAATCTCAGCCTCTTCTTCAGCAATACGCCGTGCATTGGCATTGCGGTAGTTGCTATCTACAAAACCTGCTACTTTAGGTTTCTCCATAGTTGTTAGTTCTGGTGGCATTAGTTTTCCTTTTTGTAGTTATGGCCTAGTGCCTAAGCCTTTTCGTCGCTGGGTTGTTCGTTTCTTTTGTTTCTTTGCTGCAGGTTTGGCTACTAAGCCGCCTTCGTCAAATAGATTGCTAAAGAAGTCTGATCTTTGTTGCTCAAAGCCTTTTTCTCTTTCTTCTTGTCTAGCAGCCTGTGCATCAGCAGCAGCTTTACCTGTAGACCAACTGCGCCCATCTGCAGAAGTGCCACCTGTATATCCTCTAGTGCCATCAGGGTTCATAACGTAAGTGCTTGTGTTACCTGTGTTAGGATTATAGGTGGTAGTTGGTGTTCTATTAGCTGCAGCCACTTTTCTTGCATCTGCTTCTCTTTGTGCTTTAGCACTCTCAAATGCATTGCGTTTTGCTTTACCCATTGCAGTGTCTCTACGAACTTGTTCAAATAGTCTTTCACTACCTGTGTCTCTACTTTGTGCAGTTATAATAGGAGTTCTCTCATTAGGTGATACTGACGCATTAACAGCAGCAGGGTCAAGCTGTTTTTGATATGCCTCTGCAGCTTCCATAATATCAGTGTATTCTTTTCTACCTAACATAGCATCAAACGGTTGTAGTAAAAAGTCACCTACTCTTTGGATAACAGTGTCATCTTTAAGTGATTTTGCAAATTTTCTTTCATAAAGTGAGCTTAGACTATCTAACTCTTTTCTTAATGTACCTTGCTCATTATCTAAATATTTATTTTTTTCATCAGAATCTCTGTCAAATCCAAACTTGTTTTTAGAAGTATATTCTGATCCAGCTTTTTCTTTTGCTTCAGCATACCTTTTAACTATTTCTTTTTCAAGGTCTAGTTTTTTCTTTTTAGCTGCAAGTTTACTACCCGTTGTAAGAAGAGGTACAAAAGCAGCCGCCCCTGTGCCAGCAAGTAATGCACTTCCTACAACACCAAATATTGTACTATTACCAAATCTGTTTTCTAATTTTTCATAAGTTGCTTCTAAATCCTCTGTTTTCATATTCTTATAATCTGTATCAATACCAATTAATGCAGCACTAGATAAACCGCTAGTAGAAAGATTACCTGATCTTCCTGTACTACCAGAGGTACTAAAAGCTTCAGGAAAATTAGGACCTTCATCTCCTGTTCTGCGTTCAGTTTGAACTGCAGGATTAATAACTGTACCTGCAGGATACACAGGTTCTGTAGCGTTAAAACCTTCAGGAATTTCCTCTAAAGTAAAACCTTCAGGCACAGGCATAGCTGTATTCCAAGCTACAGTAAATCTATTACCTTCAGCATCTACAAGAAATACCTCTTTAATTACACCTGATGGATCAGTAAAAGCCTCTAGTGCAGCTTT